GCATCATCAATGGCTTTTTGAGATTCAGCAGCCTTATTAATTAATTCAAGTTGATCTGCCTGTGTGGGCATTAAAATTGAATTGTCTACAGTAGATTTTCCAGATACTCCGGCGAACCACTTCTGGAAACCCGGTGCGTAACCAGCAACCTCTTTACGCTTGCTATCTGATAGACCACCTTTTAAATAGGTCCTTAAGCCACCTGCACCTGCATTGTAGGCCATGAGTGCTTTATCCATGGCTCCAAACTCAGCCAAATGCTTTGATAAGTCTTTAGCTGCCGCTGTTGCAATTTCTTCGGTAGAGCTTTTGGCATTAAGACCATACTGTTTTCTAAATACACTCGTTGTTTGGAAAAGACCTATTGCCCCGGTATGGCTTCTTGCCCCGGCATTAGCTCCAGACTCTTGAAGAATCAAGGCTGCCAATGTTCCAGCAGGCAAACCATACAAACTTTCAATCTGAGCAAAATTATTTGCCTTAGCAATACCTTGTGCACGAGCAATTGCCGCCAACTCGTCTTTACTAAAAGTATAGTTTTTTAGATTGAAGTTCTCGCGGGCAGCAAGTAGCACATCCTTTGACAATGGTGCTTTAAAAGCATCTTCTCCATTTGTTGCGACTTGTGCATCTGCATAAACATTCGCTTTATCTACACTTACCCCCTCTCTTACAAGTGTCTTTATATACCTTCTCTAAGTACATCTTGTTTAGCTTGGGTAATGTATTCACGTTGTTTTTGTGTCAGTGATTGCCATGCCTCAGTAGAGTCTTTGACAGCTTTTGCTTGAGCTTGCTGTGATTTAGTTGTCTCATCAGTAACATCTTTAACTAATTTTTGGATCTCTTTTTGACGATCTATAGAGTTATTTGCAGCATTAATTTTTGTATCTAATTCTGCAACAAACTTAAGTGTACTCTCACTAACCAAGCCTTGTTTTTGAAGCTCCGCAAAAGCATTCTTAGCCTCATCCCCACCTTGTTTTAAGCTAGCAAGGTACGCTTGAATCGCTGTAAATTGCTTAATATCACCTTGAACTTTCAAGTCGTTTTCAAATTGTTCTAACGCTGTAAGAAGACTTTTTAGTTCTTTGGTTTGTTTTTCAACCTCCTCACTTGCCTCAATACCTTTTATAGCTAACTGTGCTGCGGTAAAGCTTTTATATTTTTCCTTTAACTCATCCATTGTAAGACCTTGGTCACTCAGCGCCTCTGTAGCGTCCTTAGTCTGTTGAGTCATTAGATAATATGCACCACCAGCTACAGCAATTTGTGTTGCTAACATTGCCAATCCAGCGGGACCACCAAGTAAAGCCATGACTCCAGCTGTAGCGCCAGCAGATCTTGCAAAGCTTGCTAAGCCCACGCCCGCACGAACTGCAAAAATAGCAGTTTGCCCAAGTTGATATGTTGCGACAACCAAAGCAGGAACAAATCTAGTTGCAATGCCAGCAGATACGGCAATAGTTACCGCTTTAATATCATCCCAATTCTCTATAACTGTTTCGATAGCAGGAACAACATTATTTACAAGTCTTGCCTCGACTCCCTGCCATTGTAAATCCATTAATTGAAGGTTTTCTCTTGCTTGAGCTAGGCTTTTAACTAAATCATCAGACATGATTGCACCAGCTTTTTCAGCCGCGTCACCCCATTTTTTAAATCCTTCACCACCATTTTCTAGCAATGGGATAAGTAAAGAAGAATCTGAAATGATTGCTTCCATGTAGAATTTCATATCATTGGTAGAGGCTCCAGCTTTTTCCAATGAGTTATAAAATAGTTGAAGTGCTTCTGGACCGGACAGCTTTTGAAACTGTTGAATAGTTACACCAACTTTAGGGGCGATATTTGTGAAAAAGTCAGCTAAAGGCCCACCACCAGTTTGTTGGAAATCGCCTATACGATCCTGCATGTCTTTCATTTTATCTGCAAAAGATTCCAATGAAATTCCAGCAGTTTCTGCCCCTTTGGCGTAATACTGAAATTCACGCACTGAAGCATTCGCAAGCTTTGAAAACTTTTGAATATCATTTCCAGTCTGAATAACTTGATCACTAAAATTAACAAGCTGAGTCACTGAAAGACCAGCCACTGCTCCACTCAATGCACTTACAGCAATAGCAGCAATATTTAAAGAATTGGCAATCCCTTGACTCGATGTTCGCGCCTGCCGTTCAGCTCTACTTAGTGGCTCTGAAAAACTAGCCGTCTGAACCACCAGATCCAGTGTTAATCTGCCAAGTGAATTTGTAGCCATTTCTTTTCTCCGGGCAATAAAAAACCACCGTGATTAGCGGTGGTTACTTTTAAATTTAGGAAATATTTTTATGGAGTGGCTCCATAGCCTTTCATACAATTAACATAGTACTTTGAAGAAAAGTCATTGATTGCCCGTTGTCTGTACTCCTGAGAGGAATACTCTAACTGGCTATATGCATCAATCAATATTTGCCGAAAAGATTCGCCACCCTCGTTGCTAAGTCCATCTTTCTTGGCTATATCTATAGCTTGCAACATTGCTTCTAAGGGTGTGCCATCCTGTCGAGCTTTCATAGCCATTCCCGCTACTTTCATTAAATTTCGGCAAGATTCTTCATTTGCTTTTTCTACTTCTGAATTAACATTTGAGTGTGCCAGCACACATGTACATCCAATAGCTATAGCAAAAAGTGCTTTATTAACAAGTCTAAATTTTTCTAGATTCATAATCTTTAGTTCATAAAACAAAGTAATGAATCAAAAATAACATACATAAGTAATAAAGTGCGAGGGAACCCGCACCAAATTAGTTGCTGTGATACTTCTCAAAATACTCCTCTAATGACAATGAATTGTCATCGTCTGGTGGCGTTTCATGAGGCATAAATATATAAGGGTCTACTTTTGTTCCCTCTTTAACTTTGAAGCCTGTGTAATGTGCCATCCAGCTTCCAAAGCTTTGCTCTAGCCGGCGACCAAAGAAAAGAGAGCCATATTTTTGACGATAGGCTCTCCAATACATCAACTCTCTATGTGAAAGTTTTTGTTCAGCTTCTTCTAAGGTGTTTCCGCCGATTCCGTTGAGGACGAGTTCAATGAGGAGTTCTCTGTCTGCAAGCTCTTCTTCCGAGACTTTCCCAAAAAATTATTAACTTCATCAGCAGCAGCATACATAGCATTTATTAAACTAGGCTCTGCTTTATAGATGTCATTAACTCTTGAGAAAAAAGGTGTTCCCTTTTGATCTGAGCAAATTGAACCAAGTAATTGAGCAGCTTGCATGTGAGTTGAGTCGATTTTCTTAACCTTTGAATCCTCAAGATTCTTATAATTAAGATCCCATTCAATTGCCTTGGATGCCTCTCGACTTTCCTTGAAGTTCATTTTTTTGACAAAAATATCAGCTTCAAGCTCAACAATATCACCAAGTTCTAATGAATTGTTTTTCGTCAATTTTTTAAGTGACCCAATATTGCTTTCAGTCACTTCAACATTCCACTTGACGGCTTTTTTAACTGGAACGTTTAGAGTAGTTACACTCTGCTTTAAGTCTGTAATGCTGATCTTAGCCATTATGGAGCCACCGTGCGTTTAGTTGGAGTTACGCCAGAAGTACGAATCAATGTGAATGAATAACCAACTACAGAATCGACTTCAAATGCATTAGGTGCAGTAGGATTAATATAACCCTTGAATGACCACCACATACGATCCTCTGGCAAATCAATACCGGTAGTAGCATCATAAGTTGGAGCGGTGGAAGCATGACCCGAACCAACATGCCACTCTAAAATCTCTCCGGATTCGGCAATTTCAATTAATTTGTCATGACTGGTGTTCGTATCATCGTAATCGATTTCTACTGCACCTTCACCAGGATCACGCATACCGCGAACATACTGTTTTGATTCTGCATCAAGACAAGTTACATCAATTTTTTGAAATGAATCTTGCCCCAAGTCAATCCGTTTAGAGCAAACAAAACGAACCACTTGACCATTTAACACAGTAAATAACTGTGTTTTTTGAGTTTTAACATTAGCCATTAAGAGCGCTCCTTAATTTTAGGCATAAAAAAGCACCCGAAATGGGTGCTAAGTGAAAATATGGTTTAAGTTTTATTAGCGGTTTACGATCCAGCTAACATCAAAAGAATAGTGGGGCATTCCTGTTACGGGGTCCTTATCTGCCTCGCCATAACGAACCACATAACAATCAAGTTCAATTGCGAAGCGAATTGCTTTTGCAACCTGCTCAACAACCTCCTCATCAGTTGCATATACATCAATTTGAATAATTGCATTATCTGAAACAGGACGTGAATCAAGGTTGCTATTTGAATCACCAGAAATTGTTTGCCAAGTAACATACGGTGTTTCTGGCTCATCTGGAGCTAATCCAAACTTCCAGACACGTAAAATATTATCGTTTTCAAGTAGAGCCTTAACCGCTGGATCTGCTCTGGCTAATTTAAAAATTGGAACATCAATCATTAAGCTGCACCTAAAACCACGCTGAGTTCAAAATTAAACACCTGAACAAATTTATCGGTAACTTGTTCAATGTTTTCGTATAAAGCAGGGCGTAAAAATGGAGTAGCAGGTTGTTTACTTGTGCCTAACTCAAGGAATCGCCAGTAAAAGACTCGACCGTCCGCTTGGTAAGTTTGACCAACACGCCCAGCACGTCTATTTTGAGCATTGTTTGTATATGGGATACGTGCACCACCACGCACCCCCACGCGCATAACCAAAGTGTTTTTATTTCTACTCCGGCCATTTTGAACCACAATTTCTTTCCAGATTTTTTCTGGAGTGGTAGGATCATCTAGGCGTTTAACTTTTTGACGAGCTGCATCTCTTGCAATATTCATTGCCTGCCGCATCGCTTTACGGGCAATACGTTTTACAGTCTTGTCATTACCAATTGCCCGCATTCGTCTTAATGCAGGCTCCAAGCCATGTATTTGAGTTGTCATAATTTACCCATTCCATGCTTTTTCGCCTGTAGATAAGTTGATGGTTAAATACTCACGGCGTGAGTCGGGATCTCGCATAGGGTTACCATCAATCTTGTAAAAGTAACCATCAAAAAGAACCCGCATTGTGCTATCAACTTGTTTTGTTGTGCTGCTATATCGCACCTTAGCACGGGCCTGTATCGAGCTATTGGCTGCTTTGGCCGCAATAACATCCCTTGTTGAAAGGTCGGTAACTTCTGCCCAAATTGTTGCAAAATTAGACCATGAGGTGATTAATTTTCCAGTGTTTTGGTCTTGGGTTTGAATTGCTTTCTGAATAGTGATGCGGTGCTTTAGTTTTGGAGTAATTCTGGGCATATTAGACCCCCATTTCTCTAATAGGCTGCAAAATATCCCAATATGCTTGAGGTTTTCCTTCTAGACTTCGGCTGTACTTATACTCAATAAATATCAACCGGGCATTATCTAACTTCTTGCAGTCCACAATGTCCGTGTCAGAAGTTCTTTCTGACTCATTTGAAATAATTTTTCGGTCGATGTCGATCGCTATTTCTTCATCGGCTTGAGCTATCCATTCAAGAAAAAGCACATCCTCATCATCGTGATCAACTCGACATTGCAACTTAGCTCGTTCGAGTGTGATCATTTTGAATTATTCCGTCTTGTAGCTGGTTTTGGTGGATCAACTTTTGTTTGGTATTCACGTAAAACTTTATTTTCTACCAAATGCCTTACCACGTTTGGATCTGCGGTTCGAATATCGCCCTCTTTGTAGTCTTTATCTCCAAAGTGTGGGCGTAAAACTTCATATTCTTTCATTTTGGCCTCTCTAAATGGGATGGTGACGAACACCACCCCAAAATGAATTAACCACCCGTAGCAGGAGTATAAGAGCCATATACAAGCGATTTAGGCTTATAAACAGCTAATGCTCCACGGGTTTCAGCAAGTAAGGTACGTTTATTTGATGTGAAATCATCGCCCTGCATACCGATTTGCACAGCAGCACCCCAGCGCTCAAAGTATTGAGCTGCAGTATTGAATGCACCTGTTAAGAATTTACCTGCATCCATTGCAGCGGTTTGAACTACAGGCAAGCCCCATAATGTTGGAACCGCTTGTGATTGCGGATTCCCGATGATGTAGTTGCCGTTTGCATCTTTTTGCGTTTCCATCAACGCCCAGTCAATTGGGTTGAGTACATGGCCGTTTGCAAAGTCATCGGCCAATACAACTTGAAGCATTGCAAAACGCAATACATCAAACATGTTTGGCGTTGCTGGAGCACCTGCAGGCGGAGCATAAGCAGTCGCTTGAGGGATTAAGCCAAGCATATTGCCATTGGTTCCATCACCAGCAAGAATTTGCTTTTCAAGCTTGATGTCAAGACCATGGCGCAAAATGTTGTCAATGAATGACTGCAATGCTGGTGCATCACTTAACATTTGAGTGGTCGTTTTTAACCAGTGAGCAATTACAACTGCTTTGGCATCTTTATCTTCAAATGTAATTCCAGATTCTGGCTTGTTTGCACCTTCTGCAACTACTGCTGCATTATTGGTGAATTCTTTCATTTGAACATATTCAATGAGATTCCCGCTCATGCTGCCACCTGCCAAAATGTCGCGGATGGTAAGGCGCATTTGGTTTGGTAACTGCAAACCAAGATTGGTGGCCGGAATAATTTTTCCAACCTCAGTCGTACCAATTGTGTTCTTCAGCTCAACACGCTGAATTCCACGATACTGACTTTCTGCAGCATTTTTGTATTCTGTAGTTTCAACAAACTCACCACCCATGGTTTGCTTTTTAGTTTCAACATCACCATTACCACGGCGTGCAGCTTTCTGCTCCAGTTCTGTCAGTTTGTTTTTAACTTCATTTAACGTAGTTAAAGCTTCGTCCGCTTTATCTTTGGCGCTTTGTGAGATTTCTTCACTTTTTGCTTGTTTGCCTTTGAACTCTTCGGCGATTTCTTTAACTGTATCAACGTGTTTTTGGAACTCTTGAGCGAGTTGTTCTAAAGTTTTTTCAGTCATTGCTGATTCCTCGTAAAATATTTAAGGCATTTGAAATTGATTTCGCTTTTTTCGTTTTCACCCTCTGACTCGCTCAAAAGATGACGCAAACCCTTACTAGCGATGACAGTGGCTTGCGTTTTTGAAAATCCTGACTCTCTCAGGAACTTTTCAAATTCTGGTAGGGATGGCAGCTCGCCATCTTGTAATTTGGATTTGACGGAACTGATTAGGGTTTCTGGATTGGAAGGAAAGGCAACAATTGAACCCTCCACCAACTCCAGTTCCAGCAGTTCGCGGATTAGTGAGTCTGGATCGCGTCTATAAGACTTGGTGATATAGCCAATGGACATGCCATCAATCGCGCCGACCTTCATCAGCGCATAAATAGCTTTAGCGCGCGGCACATCGTCAATTAAGAGACGACCTTCTACGTACAACCCTTTTTCGTCTTCACGCATTTCGGTGAAAATTCCAATTGGTTCAGACGGGTTGTGGTCCCAAAAGATTGCTGGGTACTTGCCTTTTGCTTTCCACTCTTGAAGGGTTTTGGCAAAAGCCCCCTTGCGGATGATGTCGCCATGTGAATCTAGGTTGTCAAAAGCAGCCAAGTAGCCAGAAAAAAAGCCACCCTCTTGGGTGGCTTTGATTTCTAAAGTTAGTTTAAGTCTATCCACTGGTTTTCCCCTGATCTTTCAAGCCGACCATTTGCATTTGAACCATTAACTCATCGCCACCCGGTAAAGGCGCTAAATCTTCTAAATCCCGCACTTCATTACGGGTCATGACACCGTTTTGAATCATGTTTGTGTAGAACCCTGAGCGAGTAGCGCTATCGGCCCGCAATAAGCCTTCAACGGCAAATTTTGGTCTGTATTTGTATTTTTCACTTGGTAAAAACAATCTCTTTGTGATTGTCTGCTCATATCGAACTAATTGCGGATTAAGTGAATAGGTCAAAAACCCCCTATTAGTCTGCTCAAGACTTGAAGCCCATGAGCTTGCTTTGTTTGTATGACCAATTAACTGAGGTGGAACACCAAAGGCGCGGCATATTTCTTCAATGCCAAAATAACGAGATTCAAGTAACTGGGCATCAACGGGATTGATTCGAATACTATTTGAGCCAGAAAGCTTCATTCCAGCTTCAAGCACCATGTACTTACCAGCATTCTCAGGTTTACTGAACTCACTTAAATGGTTTCTTAGTCTTTCACGCTGCTCTTTAGTTAAAGTTTGCTCTCCAGTCTCCAAAAAGCCGCCAACCTTTAAGCCATTTTTAAACCAGTCTTGAGCTTGATTGTTTGCATCGAACTGCATGCCTATGGTTTGAGCAAAAAACTGAATAGCAGATAAACCAACAAGCCCATCAAGAGTAAAACCCTTGAAATGCAAGATTTGGTCTTCCGAATAGGTTGTTGTTTTCCCATTTTCAGTGTAATGAAAATCAATCGCTCCCAAATCATTACGTTTTACAACCATACCACTCGGGAAAAGTGGCTCAAGAGCAATTACTTTTCCGCTTGAGTCTTTTGTAATAAGGTTGTATGCATTCCCCCATAAGTCAACACAAGCAACTTGAACTTGCCAAAACTCACTTGCACACATATCGGCATTGGGTGAATCGTGCAAAATACGGTAAAGGTAATGATCAGTAGCAAGACGTTTATTGTTGTCGTACAGCTGTAAAGGAAGAGTTGAGATAGTTTCAGCTCTTAATTTTACACATGCCCAAACTGCAGAAAGCTTCAAAGCCGTTTCAGGTGTGACAACCGATCCACCGGGTGATAAATAACTATCAAATAGATAAGACGAATCGCCTTTTTGTAATTGTGTATTTCCAGTCAATCGTGACCAGAAGCGGGACCAAAACCCCGGCTCTTGTGTGGTACTCATGCTATCACGACATCCTCTAAGTATTCGTCAATATCAACGCGATTGGCAGGCTCAGGATTGCTTGACATCAAAGCAGCGGCGTTAAACATTGCAATCACAGGGTCAATCTTTCCCTTGCCAGATTCTTGCTTTGTAATCATTAGTGCATTACCTGAAATTTTTCCTTTTGCGTTACTAACCGCCCACTTAACTAGCTCTTGTTTAGCTGGAATAAAGGTTCCTGCAGCAAGCTTGCGCTCTAAAGTCATCCCATAACCCGACAACTCAAAACCTTGTTTGACGGCGATTAATGCAGTCTCAGGGATTTCCGACTCTAACAAGCCATCTACAAGTGACGGCATCCCTAGACGATCAAGACCAAAACCCTGTTTAGGCATCTTGCCAGTGTCAAAAATTCGCTTGGCGATCAGACCAGCTTGTGAAACGTCATCACCAATATTTTCAACAATGACCAGTTCACCAGCAGCAATAAAGTCATCCATTCTTTGCTTGTTTTCTTTTCTTCGCGCTAAGGCAATTGGATGAAGCCAAGACTTTGACCAACCACGCCATAAAGTGTGATATTTTTTGTCTCGCCCAATGGCATACATTGAAAACAGGTCATCAAGGCCACCACCATCAAAACCCACAGTGATGCATTCTGATTGTTCAATTAGATAATCAAGGTCAAAAACAACCTCTTTTTTCTCCCAAAAGTCTGCACCTGCCCAGCGATTAGCACGTAAATTCATGCCGATCTGTACATTAAGGCGCTTAGCATAGAAGTCTTTTAGGTCGTCTTCGCCTGCATATTTTGCCTTTTCGAAATCATCTAATAGCTGCTCAGGGTCAACACTTGTCCCAAAATTTGGATTAGGTATATGGAAATTTGCTGGGTCCTTATATTCTTCTGATTCGATCATTTCATCTGGAAATTCATAAATCAGAGGGAGGAATTTTTTATTAATTATCTTCCCGTCACGAACATCGCGGGCATAATCAAGCTTGCTTTTAAATACTCCACAAGGCGGCTCTTTTGATTGTGTTGACAACCAAATCAAACAACCCTCGTGACGAGATGCCAAACCACCAGTTGCTTCACGAAACATCGAACCAGCATTGGACATGGTTTGAAATAAATGCAGCTCATCAACCAAAATCCATGAAGCTTTTTTACCACCTGTTGACTTGTCATCAGCAGCAACAACTTTGAGGGTTGCTTGCGTTCCTTGATGCGTAATTGTTTTGGTGTGCTCAGAAATAGTCATCATTTCATCCAACTCGGGATCCGCTTTAATCGCATCCCGGATAGGATTAAAAGAGTTGTCGGCAACTTCTTTGGTTGGTGCCAAAATGATGAGTTCAGCAGATAACCGGCTATTTAAAATAAATGCCGTGAGCATAATGAATGCAGCAATTGTTGATTTTGTATTTTTCTTAGGAATTAAAAGAAAAAACTCATTAATCAATCGGCGTTTTGACTTCTTGTCATACGCTCCAAAAATTGCAGCAACAAACTCTGTAACCCACTTCCGTACAATCTCCCCCATTTCTGGAGAATCAAGAACATCAACAACTTTTAAAGAGTTGAATGTTCTTAATGCCACATCTGCCACATCCTGAAATAGTGGCTTGCATGGCATCAAAGATTGACCTTTAACGATGCGATCTGCCCAATCTGGGCAGGCAGTTGTCCAGTCTGGTAGTTTTGCAGTCATTTAAATGGTCCATGAAAAAAACCGCCCGAGGGCGGCATAAAAATTTGTCTGACAGGTTGCGAACCCTGCATGTATGGCCGAGATAAGCCGATGTTTATGGCACATTCGAAAGCCTTGCTACGCATCCCCATACTGGTTCAGGACATTGCTTAATCTCTCACCGTGTCGCCCACGGATTCAGACAAAACCTTAACTAGGCAACTGGTTGTCCAATGTGGCGTATTTGCCTGTTTTGGTAGCCTCTTTTGCCTTATCTTGTTTAGTTTCTTTCTTACCTTTTTCTGCAACCTTGCCGTGCTTATAAGGCAGCGCTGCAATTGCGGCTTGCATTCTTAATGGTAGTTTGTTGCCATTGAAGTTCATGACCTTAATCAAAAAATCTAGTGGGTCATCACCTTCAAATTGAAATTCCTCAATAGGGTTTTCATCTTCGCCGCTATTTTCTGGTATATCTGCAGTTTTAACTTTTGGATGATCAGATGTTAAAGAGCGGCCTTCTTTTTTAGCCTTTAACATTTCAATATAGACAATAATTTCAGGATCTTTTGCTAAACGAGCACCTGCGGCGGATGCAGTTTTTTCCGCATAACCTGCTGAAATTGCTGCTTCTTTATTTGTCTTGCCGTCAACAATGGCAAGAGCAAATTTTTCCATTTTCTCTGTTAATGCCATTGCTCTACCTTTAACTTGATTTTAACTTTTTGCTTTAACTTTTTCTGAGAGGGAAATTTTTTTTATAAATGAGATGGGGGGCGGTGTCCAACGGCGAAGGGCTTGGAACTTTTAACCTCCCCCCCTACCTGCTCTCCTGTTGGGTTTTCTTCTTATGGCATGGAACACAAAGAGATTGGAGGTTGGATTCATCATCCGTTCCACCTCTTGCCACATTCACAATATGGTCAAGCTCTAAGTCTTTAGTCACGATTCCACAACATTGACAGGTCCATTCATCACGCAAATGGACCTTTGCTTTAAGACGGCGCCACGGACGGCCACCACGACCAGAACCCCAATTGTTTTGTTTAGAGTTCTTCTGGCTTTGTGCGGCCTGTAGCGTCTGCAACTTATTCTTGAATGTTTGGAGTTTCATTTAAGTTTACTCGCGCATCTACACCATTAACTAAATCAACGGCGATGTATTGAATATTCAAGCCGTCACGCTGGAAACCTTGAACCAACTTAACTAATTGATACTCCAGTTCTTTACGCTTCAATTCTGGAGTTCTAATCTGTTCCAGCATACTTAAAGCATCTTTATCCCACATCTTCTGAGTATCTTCATCAATTAAGAAAAATTTCTGGCCTTTATTCATTATATTTACCCATCCAATGATTTAGATTTACGTGTTGGTTCGCCGTCTTCAAACATCATTAGAACTTCATTTAATTGGGCGGCTTGCTCAGCATTGATTTGAATGATTAAGCTATTCTGTTCGATAAGCTTATTGTTTTGTTCAGTCAACTTATTGTTATGGTCTATAAGCTTATTTGTCTGCTCTATCAGCTTAAGCACCACATCATGCAAATTTGAATCACTGCTCATTTTGATAACACCACTTAAGGTCATCCGGGATAATCAACATCACGCCCAAGTCTCTATGTGCATAGATGTTGATCTTATCCAGATAT